CAACCACGAGGAAGGGCCGTACTCGCCCGACGGCGCGCCGCAACGCTTCGGCGCGCCTGACTCGTGCCCGCTCCTGATGATGCGGACCCTCGAGGTCGAACCCGAGGAGCCCGAGGAGTGCCCCCCGCTCACGACGCCTGTCGGCTGCTGGACGCCAGGTCAAACGCCGCTCGGCTGCGGCTCGCGCACTGCCGGTGCGACGGGTTGCTGGTCGGGCTTTTCGCAGGACGACCTCGCCATCGGCCGCAGCAGCTAACGGATGACAGCCATAGAACTTGCCAATCTGGGGCTCCAGAAAATCGGAGTCTCACAGGGAATCTCTGCACTCGACGAGGCCACGCGCGAGGCCTACACCGCCGGCGTCCAGTACGACCACCTCCTGCGCGAAACGCTGCGCGCGTTCAACTGGCCGTTCGCCACCGCGTACGCGCGCGCCGACCAGGGCGAGCTCCTGCTCACCGAAGGCGCGGTGTGGGACGACGAGTGGGCCGACTACGTGCAGACGTGGAGCGCGGCCGACACGTATCGCATTGGCGCGGTCGTCCAGTACAGCTCCGCGCTCTACTACTGCGTTCTCGGCCACACCAACCAGACGCCGCCCAACGCGACGTACTGGGCCGCGGCCGCCGACAGCGACACCGTGCCGCCGGCGCGCGTCGCGGGGGGCGATTGGCGCTACTGCTACCGCTGGCCGACCGACTGCCTGCGGCTGCGCCGCCTGGTCGACGAGGCGACGGGGCGCGCGTTCAACCGCACGCCGATCCCGTTCCGCAGCTACCGCGATCCGAACGGGCAACTCATTGCCACCAACGAGCCCGACGCCAAGCTCGAATACACGCTGCTCGATTGCGACGACCTGTGGGCCGACGACATCTTCCTCGACGCGTTCACCTGGCGGCTGGCCGCGGCGTTCGCCCCGTCCCTCTCGAGAAACAAGCTCACCGCGGCTGATTGCTTCAACGCGTTCGCCGCCACGCTTCGCACCGCGGCCGCCGTCCACCTGGACGAGCAGCAGCAGGAGAAACCTGGCGACGCCGAGTGGCTCGAGGCGCGCTGAGCCATGTCTCAGACGTCTCAGACCATTCAGCGCAGCTTCAGCCAGGGCGAGCTCGCCCCGAGCGTGCAGGCGCGCGCCGACCTGACGCTCTATCACGCGGGCCTGGCGACGTGTCGCAACTTCATCGTGCGCCGCCAAGGCGGCGCCGTGAATCGCCCCGGCACGCAGCACATTGCGACGGCGAAGAGCGAGGACGGGCGCATCTGGCTGTTCCCGTTTCTGTTCCCTGACAACAACTTCCTGATCGAGGCGGGCCAGTACTACTTCCGCTTCTACCAGGACGGCGAACCGGTGATGGTGGGCACGCCGGCGGCCTGGTCGGGCGCGACGCCGTACGTCGTCGGCGACCTGGTGAGCTCCGGCGGCACCAACTACTACTGCATCGAGGCGCACACCAACCACGTCCCGCCCAACGCGACCTACTGGTACGCGCAGCCGGCGAGTGGCGTCTTCGAGATTCCGACGCCCTACAACGATGGGGAGTTCGATCCGCCGGCGCCGCTCTCGTGGGACCAGAGCGGCAGCGTCGTCACGATCTGCTCGGTCAGCCACGCGCCGCGCGAGCTCCGCTGGACCTACGGCAGTGACACCGCGTGGGTGCTCGCCACCGTCAGCACGGCGCCGTCCATCAGCGCGCCGACCAGTCTCGCCAAGAGCGGCGAGCTCGCCGGGACGCTCTTCCGCAGCTACAAGGTGACCGCCGTCTCGAGCGAGTGGGAAGAGTCGCTCGGCTCGACCGAGCTCGACGTCGCGTCGATTCTCGATCCGACACCGTCCGATCCGATCGCGCTCACCTGGACCGCGGTCAGTGGCGCGCGCGAGTACCGCGTCTACTGCGACGTCGCCGACAACGGCCTGTGGGGCTACATCGGCACGGCCGCGACCAACGCGTTCAATGACCAGGGCTTCGCGCCCGACTTCTTCCTGACGCCGCCGCAGGCGCGCGTGCTGTTCAACGCGACCTACGACTACCCCGGCACGTCGACGACGTATCAGCAGCGGCGCTTCTTCGCCAAGACCCTCAACACGCCTGACTACGTGTGGGGCTCGCGCATCGGCTATCGGTCGAACTTCTCGCTGCGCTCCCCGCTGCAGGACGACGACGCCATCACCTGGCGCCTGGCCTCGAAATACGCGCAGCCGGTCATGCACATGGTCGGCCTCGAGTCCCGCCTGGTGATTCTCACCGACACCGGCGTGTGGCTCTCCTACGGCGACAGCGATGGGGCGCTGACGCCGACGCGCATCAACCTCGATCAGAAGGGCTACCTGGGCTCCGGCGTCGTGCCGCCCGTCGTCGTCGGGAACCGGATCATCTACCAGCAGGCGCGCGCCACGCGGCTGCGCGACCTCCAGTACCAGCGCGAAGTCTCCGGCTACGAAGGCATGGGCTCGCGCGACCTGACGTTCCTCGCCGGCCACCTGTTCCAGGGGCAAGAGATCGTCTCGATGGCGTACGCGCACGAGCCGCACGGTGTGGTGTGGGCGGTGCGCGACGACGGCTCGCTGCTCGGTTGCACCTACGTGCCCGAGGACGATGCCTGGGGCTGGCATCGGCACGACACCGGCGCGAGCGGGGAGTTTGAGGGCGTCTGCGTCGTGCCCGAGGGCACCGAGGATGCGGTCTACGTCGTCGTGCGCCGGCAGATTGACGGCGACGACTACGTCACGATCGAACGCTTCGCCTCGCGTCAGTACACGGACCACGTCGACGCGATCCACCTCGATGCGTCCATCACCTACGAGGGCGCGAGCGCGACCGCGATGTCGGGCCTCGATCACCTCGAGGGCGAGACGGTCTACGCGTGGACGAACGGCACGACCTACCAGGGGCCGTTCACGGTCACCGGCGGCGCGATCACGCTGACCACCGCGGCGACCACCGCACACATTGGCCTCGAGATTGAGGCCGACCTCGAGGCGCTCGACCTCGACGCGAACAACTCCGACGTCCGCGGCAAGAAGAAACGCGTCCAGGCGCTCGCGCTCTTGCTCGAGGACAGCCGGCGCGGCTTCCAGGTCGGGCGCGACGAGAACCACTTGCTCGCGCATCGCGCCGAGCTCTGGGACACCAGCACCGTCGTCGACGGGCGCGAGGAAATCAACATCACGTCGGCCTTCACCGAGGGCGGCCGCGTGTTCATTCGGTTGACGCGGCCCACGCCGCTCTGCATCAACGCACTGCTCCCGGTCTTCGAGGTTGGAGGTTAGTCATGCCGTGGCCCCTCATCGTGGCCGGCGTCGGTGTCGGTCTGAAATTTCTTGGCGGCATCATCGCCGGCAAGGGCGCGAAAAAAGCCGGCGAGATGGAGCAGCAGCGGCAGTACTTCAATGCCGATCTCGCTGACCTCCAGGGCGACGATGCGCTGCAGCGCGGCGTCGACGCCGTCTCGAGACAGCGCGCGCGCACGCGCCAGGTCATTGGCACGCAGCGCGCCGGCTACGCCGGCCAGAACGTCGACGTGCATGTCGGCTCGGCCGTCGACGTCGCGGCCGACGCGGCGCTGCTCGGCGAGCTCGACGCGCAGACCATCCAGCACAACGCCGAACGCGAGGCCTGGGGCTATCACGCGCAGGCGCTCGATCGCCGGATGGCGGGCGACGTCGCGCGCCAGACGGGCAATTCCCAAGGCAACGCGGCCTACTTCGGCGCCGCCGGCACCCTCATCTCGGAGGGGAGCCTCTTGGCCGACAAGTACGGCAAGCAGCCGCAACCGAAAGCCGCTTAGCTCGACACTCCCATGCCACAAGTTCCGAAGTACGCGCAACAGGTCGACCCGACGCCGCTCCCGAATGTGGAGCTCACCCGCACGCACGATGGCGGCGCCGCCGCGCGCGCGTGGGGGCAAGCCCTCGACGACGTCGGCCAGGCCGCCACACGGCTCGGTGTCTATCACCTCGAGAAGGCGAAGGAGGAACGCGATCGCGCGTTCCAGAACGAAGTCAGCGCGCGCATGTACGACCTGGAGAACCAGGCGCTCACGTCGCGCGATCGCGGGCCTGGCGGCAAGGGCGTCAAGGGGCTGCTCAATCAGACCGGCCTCGAGCCTGACCAGAACCTGCAGACGATGCTCAACGACGTCGACGTGCAGGCCGGCGAGCTCGCCAAGGAAGCCAAGACCACCGAGCAGCAGCAGTGGTTCCAGGCCGAGTGGACGCGCGTGCGCGCGAGCATCGAACGCCGCGGCCTCGAGCACGCGAGCACCGAGCGCACGAAGTATCGCAAGGCCGCCTTCGAGCTCGCGCTCGACGGCTCGCGCAATCGCGTCGGGCTGCACGCCGCGACCGGCGCCGCCGGCCGCCAGGTGATTGCCGACGAGCTCGCGAAGAGCGAACAGATCCTGCGCGCGAGCGGGCCGGAGTTTGGGCTCACGGGCGAGGTGCTCGACGCCGCGATCGAGCGCATGCGGGGCGGCATCCACGTCGCCGCGGTCGAGGGCATGCTCGCCGCGCGGCAGCACAACGAAGCGGCGCAGTACTGGGCCGGCGTGCGCGACCAGGTGCTCGACAACGAGCTCCGCGAGAAGACCGACGACAAGCTCAAGAACCGCACCACCGACGCGATCGCCATCCAGGCCGTCGACGAGGTGTGGGCCACCATCGGCCCGAAGAACGATCGCGCGACGCTCGAGCAAGACAAGCTGACGGCGCTGCTACGGGACAAGCTGCGCGACGATCCCGACGCCTACAAGGCCGCGCTCGCCGAGCTCGGTGTCCGCATCCAGTCGCACAAGAACGCCGTCGACGAACGCAGTAAGCGGTTCATCCATCCGCTGCTCGAGGCGATCGTCAACAAGAAGACCACCGGCGAGATTATGCGGATGCCGGAGTGGGCCGAGCTCGATCCGAGCGAACGCATCACCATCTTTGACCGCGCGCAGCGCGCCGACGATGCGCGCGCCCAGGACGCGCGCGCCGCCGTCGACCGCACCTACACGCTGGGGCAACGCGAGCGGCAACTCGCCGAGCAGGCGAAGTGGGCTGAGTACGCGATCTACTCCAACCCCGAGCTCCTGATGCGGCAGTCGCGCGAGGACATGCTCAAGAACGCCGCGTCCCTCGCGCCGGCCGACGAGCTCTCGAAATCCCTCGTGCGCGTGTACGACGCGCTGCACCAGGTCGACGCGACGCCGGCCGCCATCACGCTGCCGGATGACACGCAGCGCGCGGTGTTCGTCGAGCTCGGCTACGGCTTCGCCGGCGCCGGCACGCCGAGCTCGTGGAAGAAAGACCAGCAGGCGCTCTTCGGTCGCGTCAAGGCGGCGGCCGAGGCCGCGATCGACACCGAGCAGCGCACCAAGAACGGCAACAAGCCGTTGACCCTCGAGCGCAAGAAAGAGATCGCGAAAGAGATTCTGTCGACGACCGTCATGGTCGGCGGCGTGATTTGGGGCGAGGACGAGCGGCCGGCGCTCGACGTCGATCCGAATAGTCCCGCGGCGCTGCGGTCCCGCGTGCCGCTCGAGCGCATCAAGCGCGACGCGCCGGCGCTGCTCGAGGCCGCCATCAAGGAGCTCCGCGACAACGGCCGCGACGAAATGAACCAGCCGATCCGCGGCACCGACGCGCAGATTCTCGCCAAGTGGCAGGACCGCATCGAGAAGGCCACCGCGCTGCGCTACATGAAAGCGCCCGACGCGCTCGTGTTCCTCCGCACCGGACGACGGGCGGTCAAGTAATGGCGCAGATCCCGCAGACCTGGTCCGACGATCCGCGGCAGGCGCCGCAAGAGCCGCAACCGCCATCGACGCCGACCACCAGGCCGGCGCC